CAGTATGGTTGAACCATTCGAATCCATGCTTAACTCCCATCACATTATCATCACCATATGTGAGAGCAGCAACAACTTCACGAAAAAGTGGCAATTTTCCTCCAACCACTTCTTCGAATGAAGTTTATAGTAACAGTATCGCAAATACAAACTGTTAACTATGGAGTTAATGATGACAGTCAAAGGATGTCCCGAAGGATTAGATCCAAAGACTTGCACCAAAATTCCATTGAAATCATAAAGAGGATTGCAAATCTCCGTTGCAATACCCTTCATGATCTCAAGATCTTCAGAATCATAATTTCCACTCAATCGCGCAATATTGATAAGAATTTTAAATGCTGAAGCCATAAACTTTGGTGACATACGGCCATCAAAAGATTTATAGTCTCCAGCAATGATTCTGTCCTCTCCGAATTTTCGAACATGTTGCATAAATGTGGTCCATTGTGGGGACTCAACATTGACACCAACAGCACATTCAAAAACAAGAGGATTAGTTTGCATCAATTTGGCAAGTGTCAAATAATATTTGCGAACTAAAAGAGTGAAGGCAAGATTACTTCCCGCAAAAACTCGGACTTTCGTCTTTCCGATCTTCGTGGGTTCATCTTTCAAAGCGCCTTTAAAAACTGTATTAACAGTTTCTCCACGCTTCAAAATGTCCTCCATTCTTGCTACTTCTGCCCAATACTCCGGATCCATATCCAGAGGATCGGAAATTCCCTGAACGTATCGCTCAGTACGTCGGATAACAGAAGTTTTACTACCGCCGGTTGGAAAACCTTTGGAAGTTTTGAGATTAATAGCGTTCAAATACGCAACACCATCAATCCCAGCAAGATTAGCATCATCAGAAATTTTTCCTACCTCGGATAATTTCTCAGGATGCTGCCTAAAATACGACTGAACACTAGTGTCATAATCAATAACTGCCTTAGCCACGAATTCATCTTCGAAAGCAAAAGCTGTATGACACTTGTTGTCCAAATCAACCTCCCAATGAATAGGATCATCCATTTGGTACGGTTTTCCATGTATTTTAGGTAAGGCCATGATCTCTGCAACATCCTTCGAAATAAGATGTGTTCTAACTGCAGAATAAAAACGGCCACGTGGCAAACTGGTCTCACCTAAGACCAACATGTTTGGCCCCTGATCCATTTTAAGCACAACAGAGTCTTCCTGAGGTGCTCGCAACGGTCCAACATCAACACCCATAACAACGGTGTCGAAATTGGTCCGCGAATGCGAAGTCAAAATGTGGGGGCGCGATTCTAATGCACACAGAGCAGATTCGAAATCTGCCTGTGTTAATCGCCCACAACCACCCTTGTTTCCTTTGCCGGCTAAATGAAAGCCAGCAATGAAAGGCAAAGGGGCTTCTCCCAAAATGGGAGCCATGCACAATCCATCATATGTTGGAAAATCCAAGGAATACTTAAATCCCTTGAACACTCCACCTTGAGTAGTATCCAATACTCCTGGATTAGCAATGAACCACGTAGTGGTAACTGGGGCATTTTCGACAAAATGCACCATAGTTGCAAAGAAATCTCGTTCTGGATACGCAACAGGCAAATACTTAGTCAAATCCTTGGACGGTCCAAACTCTGGACAATACCACAGAGCTAAATCCGTATCAGGAATCTTATAAGTATTTTGCGCATTAACTGAAGAACGCACAACACGGTTATTTCGCATATAAATAGTCGAAATACCGCCGTCTTTTGGAATACTATGACTTGGAATCAACAAAACATCGTTTTTCATAGGAATAACATAATTAAAACGAGTTTTTCCATCACTTTTCC